ACAATGATGAAGAAACAATTTTTACTATTTCTTGTTTTGATGCTGCTGCCAATAGTAGCAAGTGCCCACAACATTGAAGTCAAGAATGCTGATGGCGTTACCATTTATTACAATTACATAAATGATGGTACAGAATTAGCTGTTACTTTCCGTGGTAGCAGTTATGGTTCTTATTCAGACGAATATCAAGGCAATGTTGTTATTCCTGAGGAAGTAACCTATATGAACAGGACACGCAAGGTGACGAGCATTGGTAGTAGTGCCTTTGGTGGTTGCACAGGCTTGACATCAGTCATGATTCCAAACAGCGTGACGAGCATTGGTAGTAGTGCCTTTGGTAGTTGCACAGGCTTGACATCGGTTATTATTCCAAACAGCATGACAAGTATTGGAGCTTATGCATTTACTAATTGCTCTGGCCTTACCTCCGTCACCATCGGCAACAGCGTGACGAGTATTGGAGCTTGTGCGTTCGAGAATTGCTCTGGCCTTACCTCCGTCACCATCCCCAATAGCGTGACAAGCATTGGAGAGATGGCGTTCTTAGGTTGCTCTGGCCTTACCTCCGTCACCATTGGTAGTGGCGTGACGAGCATTGGAGAGAGGGCGTTCTTGTATTGCAATGGCCTTAAAAAAGTTATTGTAAAAGATATAGCAGCATGGTGCGGAATCAAGTTCTCCTATGATTCCTCTAACCCTTTATATTATGCACATCATATATATAGTGACGAAAATACGGAAATCACAAATCTAATTATCCCAAATAGCGTGACGAGCATTGGAGAGAGGGCGTTCTCGTATTGCTCTGGCCTGAATTCTATCACCATCCCCAACAGCGTGACGAGCATTGGAGATGATGCGTTCTCGTATTGCTCTGGCCTGAATTCTATCACCATCCCCAACAGTGTGACAACTCTTTAACATTAAAATGTAGTTTTGTTACGTTATAAAGCCTTTTTAGATTACGGAATCCCCATCTTTCCTTAGTCTATTCGTTACCAGATGGGATGTAATCTACACTTCAAATCACTTACCTTCTATAGCCCCAGATGTAACTACTACCAGTGCCAGATAGTAGGTAGTACCCTTATAGGTACAAAAAAAGCTACCCGAAGGTAGCTAATTCTTTAGAATTGTACTGGTTAAGCAGCAGGTGCTTCGCCTTTCTTCTGTCTGATAGCAGTCATCAAGGCATCCAGTTGTTCGTCACTGTAACCTATAAACTTTTCAGCGGTTGCATCAAGTTGTTTGGTTCTGATTTCGCGAAGTTCGGGTTCTATCCCTTCTTGTACGCTTTTCCAGTTTTCTGTCCACGCTTTACAGCGAGCAATCATCTTACTGGCGGTTTCGCTTAGGTACTCTGCATCAGCAGCCTTAGCGAGGTGACAACCAAAGGCTTCGTGTTGAGCCTTCCAATTCTTGCTATCCTTTATGATAGCTTCAAGTTCATTGAAATCTTTCATTTTTGTATGAAAATTAAGTTGTACTAAGGCAGCGTATCAGCTTAGATGTTCTTCGCTAGCCACGTTCATCTCTAAGCGGTTAGATCAGGACGGTATAACTTACTTCAATGAATCTGGTGCAAAGGTAAGCAATTATTTCCTACTCACAAAACTTTTTTTAGAAAAAATACGCTAATTCTCTGGCAAAGTAGTAATTTAATCTATTTGTTTTTTGGTAGGTAGTTTTTAGGTAGTTTTTAGGTTTGCGGAAATACTACTTTTGTGTGAAGGAGAGAGGGGCGAGGTTAGACCGCTTACTACCATCAAATTTTACCCCATATCCCTTCAGATATGAAAATAGCCCACTACCCTTAGCGGATAGTAGGCTAATGCAACTAAATTACTTTATCATCTGCTTCATCATAGTTTCTATCTGTTTCTTAGTAGTACTTTCAAATTCCCCTAGTTTAGTTCTGAAGTAGATGGATATACCAAAGATACCACCAGCATAGCATAAAGCCTAAGCCACATAGATTAGTACCCCAGAAGCAATATTAGCGGTTACTATGAAAGCTAGAAACACTATAGCAATAGCGGATGCTATCATAGCTATGGCAGTACTATACTGTATCCAGTCCTTAGTATTCTGTTTCATAGATGTAGTATTTGATTTGTGTGTTTATCATCTGGTAATGATATGTGAATCCATTGGTAGCCCCTTTCATTGATAAGCTATCCCACCTTTATCTTTCCTTCCTTAACCATCTTCTAAGCCAGTTCAAATATCTTTCTGTTTTCTGGGATTCCATTGTTAATATCCACAGCTTCCCCCTTCAGGTGCTAAGATGTAGGCACACCATTAACCGCTTTGTTAAGTGCCTTACATCTGTAGCCACTACTTATCCTTAAAGGCTTTCTGTAAGCATCCCTTAGCGGTTGCAGTATGAAGTACGCTAAGTGGCATAGCTTAATCTTTTCTTCTTTAGAAGGGGTATTATCTATCTTCAATCTATCAGCGGTTGCAGAAGCCACCATTTCTTCATAGGTAAAGTTAGAAGTTAAGTATTCCATTATCCTAATACTGAATGATAGTAGTTATAGATTATCTGTTTGGCATTATCAAAGCCATCTTCAAAGATTATCTTTTCATCTTCCTACCACACCTTACCTAATGGTAGTGTAGCACCTTTGATGAAATCCCAAAAATCTTCCTTAGTATTAAATTCCTTTTTCATCCTACTCTTGTTATTTCTATCCAATCATCATCTATATAAGTTATATCATAGCAGGTGCCAGCCTACCAGGTTAATTGCTAACCACCATTATAAGTGTCGTTATAATATTCGCCATCATACCACTACATAGCCAATCTGGTAACAGTACCATCCGCACAATAAACAAACTTGCTTCCAGCCCCCTACTATCCAATGTCTGAGCCTCTGGAAGCCCCTACTTTGCAAGTGCTATGCACATATACCCTAACAGTTCTACCACATAGCACATTATCCCCAGAAGTGTACCAGAATAAAGTAAGTACGCTACCAGTATGTATAATGGCTATATCAAAATTGTGTAGTGATAGCTCGTGATAGCTTCCCGAAAAGCTAGCGTACTTTTTCTATATATTTACATTACCATACAGATTAAGCCTATTATAGTTCATTTCTATTCCATTTTTTAAAAACTAATCTGTAGTAATATCATTAAACCATCTTTTTACTGCAAAGCCTTCCTTACCATAGTAGATGTGATTGTGTGAATCATTTATTACTCCAAAACCATCCTTAGCCATCACCGCTTTAGAAGTTATGTTACTGGGAAGGTAATAGATGCTAGCCCATAGTTTTCTTCTCTAACCTTCTGCACAAGTCCAGTCATAGAAGTGTACCAGATACCTAACCGCATACTAGCAAGTTTCAGTAGCCCTTACTGTTAATGATAACACATCGGGTATAGGCTCTATGCCATTATCTGCACACTGGGAATAGATAACATCACTTTGCCAGAAATCGGTATATACTAGCTAGCCATCCACTTCAGATACTTTATAAAGATACTGCTTTACCCATAGTTTAGCACCATAAGAAGTTGAACCACCGCTACCAGAATCCACAAAACAAGTAGCTTTGGTAAGTGCTATATTAGTATAGGCATTATAAGTACCCAGATTCACATAATCAGAAAAACCTTCCCAATCAGTACCATAGCCTTCATCAGATACCACATCTACACTAGCCCACTTCTAACCACCGCCAAAGTTGGCATAGGTATCCATTTCATTATTCTTTAATTGTAGTCTAGGTGTGTGGTCTGCATCACCAATGATAAAGCCAGACTAATCACCCCACAAGTTTAAAGCATTTCCTTCTATTTCCGTCTTGTCGGCTCTAAGTGTTATCTTCTCATTCTGTATATCTATACCAGTTTTCTTCAGATTACTATAAACATTCAATTCTATCTAGTCTGCATCCTATATGATTTCTGATATATTGTTTTCTGCATCCTATACCCTTGACCTAATGTTATCAGTAACCGCAAAGTAAGCCCCAGAATCAGTAGTAACAGTAACATCATAGGAATCCATTTCTATGTATGTACCATCACCATCATCATAGATGTGTTTATACAGAATTACCCTAGCAGAATTGAAAGCAGTGGTAGAAGCATCTGGATTACTCTGGGATACTGTAGTAAAGTCTGGGATGTTCTTGCTAAAAGTCCACTGCTTAGTATTGCTTCTATAGGTTAGGCTATTCTATGTACCATCACCATACAATACCTTTACACAGTATTCAAAGGAATAATCCTAGTAGTCATAATCTCCACTGTCTATATATTCCACACTGCCACCTTGCTACTTTATAACATAGGTACTGAAGTTACACACTAAGTTATTTGATGTGCTAAGAATCATCTTATTAGAAATAGGCACTAGCTTTATAGTGCTTTCATCCTTCCCGATTTCCACGTTATAGGTATCTACCATTTCTGGCTTAGTGGAATCCAGTACCACCCTTAACATTGTAGGGGTTTTCTTAGATTGGTATTCTGTTATTTCTAGATTGTAGTACCATCTGTTATATGTAGTATTAAGTGACATTGTACCGATCTTCGTACCTCTTTCATTCAATATATAAGGGGTAACTAAACTGTAATCCTTATTCCATTCTTCAGAATTGGGATTTATCTACTTTACATTCGTACCTTGCACCGCTACCACATAGCAGTTAAGTCTAATTCTAAGTACATCATTTGTAATCTTTGCAGTATTGGATAGTGGTATTAGCTTCCTTTCTATGGTGCTATCATTAATGATTTCCTAGATAGTCTATCCAGTATCAGTAGTGAAATCACCCCTAAAGTAGTTACCATTGGAAGCCATTACATTATACTTGAAGTTTCTTAGATGTTCAAAGTTGTTTATACCCTTATATTGTACTATGGATGGTGGGGTAACACTGTTATCCAGTCCAGTAGAATAAGCGGATAAGATAATAGCATTTTGCCTAGAAGTATCACTATTATTACCTAAGCATACTATTTCATCACCTTCTGATACATCTACCACACCACATAACTATTTATTCCACGCTTCATAAATGGGTATTGTCTTATCTGGTGCGGTTAGAAATCCATCCAGTGACATAGCTATATCTATATAGATGTATATTTCTGCACCCTAATCTTTGTACTGGTTGTAGTAAAGGATAGCATCTTCATCAATAGGATTAGTATCATAATCACTGTGGTAGTAGCTACTCATACCTAAAGGTGTTTCTGAAAAGTCTATCCAGATACCAGTATCTACCACTACACTTCTATAGAAGGAATTGGATACATCTACAGATACACCTTCACCTATATTAAAGGTTTGATGTAGTATCAAATCACCTTTTACAAACTCTTGCAGTATCTCTTTACCAGTTTCTTTGTTGTGCTTAAACTAGCCCAATCTTACTATAGTTATGCCATCAAGATAATCTATGCTTTGCAATGTTTCCAACTCTGAATGTATATAACTGTTTAGGTTGCTTTCCCACCAAGAAAACACACCATTCTAATCTTCACTACGGCTACTATAGTATTCTGATACCACCTTATCCACTTTGAAGTTAGCTGGTGAAAGGATAATCTAACCGCCTACAGATTTTATCCTATCTATGATAACTTCCTTAAAGTGTGCCTATCCAGTTACATCCAGATTATTAAACCACGCATTAGCGGAATAGATGTTATACCACTGCTTCAGTTCGCTTCCTAAGTTATACTGGTTATCTGCATTAGGCACTATATTCCTTGCATCTGTAGTACCAGAAATGGTAGTGGCATTAAGCTATGTACTACCATTAACTGATAAGTTCTAATTAACTTGAAGATTCTGTTTAGCGGTTACTTTCTTATCCACATCCAAAGTACCTTCTACTGAAGTATCACCTTTGATGGTTGCTTCACCAACCAGTTCCGTATCACCTTTAACCTTCAAATCACTACCCACTATCACCCTTTCATCTGTAGTAAGATTGGGTACGTTCAAATCACCTTCTACATCCTAAGTACCATTGAAGGGATGCCCCCATATCTGGTGTGTAGTAGATAGTCTTTTGGCTTCATTGGCTATACTGGATGTTACAAAGGTACTTCTGCCACCGCTAGCAGAGCCATCACTATCCTTACTTTTACTATAAGATTTTATATTAATCATATTTCCTTCATTTTTATAGTTACTGTATTCTGCTTCAAATCGGCTTCAAAGCCTATAGGATAAAACTTCTTATTCTGTAGGTAGCTAAACCTGTATAGCTTGAAGAATCCAAAGTTATCCATTCTGAAGGATGTATCTATAATCATCTTAGGTGTATAGTATTCCTAGTAGTAATCATCTATATATAATTCTTCCGCCTTTCCGACATTACCAGTAATGGCATTGCTAATACTCATTACGTTTTCGGAATTAATCATATTCACTACATTAGATAGCTTCACCATTGTAGATACTCCCTTTTCATTAGCTTCTGAAGCATTTAAAGCAGTATTGAATTTGAAGTTTATATCATCCTTACTTTGAATAGAATTATTCCATACATCCGACATATAAACCAAATCCCTTTCTTCTGTGTTGTTAAACTATCCATTGTCAGAATACAACTTACATTCAAAGTTCTTTATGTAGATGTTACCCACAAACTCCATAAAAGGTAAAGCAGTACTCCACCATTTAGTACTACGGAAGAAAGTAGGATGTTTTCTAATCTGATTGTACCAAGTTGGGTAAGCTGGCTCTAGTATCCTAAATTCCACACTTCCAGAAAGGTTATCTGAAGAATGTATAGGTATGCCAGTACCTTCTGCACTAGTGTTACTGTAAGCAGTCATATTATTAGATATGCTCCAGTTCTTCATAAGGAAGTAATCATCTACCGCTGGATTGAAGCCTAGTGTAAATGTAGGTGGGATTCCTCTACTGTCACATTCCGCCTAAGTAAGCCATTCAAAGTTATTCAAACTGGTTTCTACTGCATACTTACTACCTACCTTTAACTGGCACACAAGAATAGAAATCTTATCTATATCATCATATCCCGATTCACTTCTAAAGTTCATCCAGTCACCATATTCTTCACCATACAGATGTGCATAGTAAGTGGAATTTACATAAGGAATGATACTTTGCCTACTGGTTAATCCTTCATCATTCATACTGGGATAAGTCTGCTCGTAAAACCATCCCCCCAGATTACCACCGCTATACCAAGAAATAAATGAAGCACCTATGGCTTCCACATTCCTTCCTACTAAAGAAGAATCCGTACATTCCATTATTTCCCTAGTATGCTAGTTTACCTTAGACTGGTAGCTATTTCCATTATAGTATAAGTATCCCTATTCCCAGTATCCTAAGTATAGTGGCGGTTGTAGCATTATCTAGCCAGAAAATACTATGTAGTTAGTAATGGTATCATCATTAGGTGAAATCACACCTGCGGAATTTCTGGATACATATTCTACCATTCCCCCTGCATCAGTCACCCTATCCATCCTATAGTTCCAATCATTTACCCTGTTCTGTGCTATATTGAAATCCGCTGAACCGCTACCATTAACTGATATGATTAGGTAATCTGTCATATTGGATTTATTCCTAACGGATGTATCCCCAGATGAAGATGCACCTTCTGTATCACTGATAGACACCAAACAAGGGGCTGGTGCATTGCAGTGTACCGCATAAGGTACATACCACTGATTAATAGCGTTTCCACTACTATCCCTTCCTACCAGTTCATTCACATTAACCACTCTGCTTCCATTCCAAAACCTTAGATTCCAGTTTGGATTTTGCTTCACTTGCATATAGAAAGTAGATGCTTTGGTAGAATCACCTTCTATCCATCTACAGTGTGCATAGGTATTTTTATTTGTGTATGGGGAATATAGGGAATCACTATCCAAAGGTGATTTAAAAACGCTGTCCGCTTCCTATATATCACACTTCACAACTATCTTATTATAGACATCCGCCAAACTGATCTGTGTATCATCCGATTTGTAGTAATCTTCCTTCACTAAGTCTATAGCCCTTCCATCTACTGTGTAGTAAGAATCCCTGAAGAAATCATAGAAAGTAATATTTGATTCAGTTCTTACCTTAGCCCAATTAAAGAAGAATAGCTTATCACCTATAAGAATAACGTGAAGGTTTAGGTATTGTAACATCTGTTCCATCACTTCTTCACAAGTCCACAAATCATCTTCTTCATCACCTAGTATCAGTGTTTCCGATATACCACAACTGGAAAAAACATTATTGTAGTTACATCCACTGGCTTCTACCTTAACGGAAGAATCATAGTAGTAGTAAAACTTATCTAACTGCAATGTGGATGTACCGCCAAAGATGTATCTGATTATCTCCTTAAATGAAATAGTGCCTGCCATCTGTTTAAGTACTTCGTAACTGGTTTCTTCCTTCCATTTGTGGTTTTCCAGTGTGCAAAGCCAATCCTAGCAGTTAAGCGTTATTTCTGTGTATTCATCTGCAAAATCTTGATTATAGGTATTGGGTACTAGGTAGCCAAAGAAGATGCAGTTATCCCTACTATTGGCATTACCCTTATATACCCTTACTTCTATTTCTCTATCATTAGCAGTAAAGATAGAATCACCTATGTAATCCTTCACCAACAAGTTTATATCGCAAGAAGTTTTTATAATGTGTTCAAAGGTATCATCTGCATCTTGCTTGATGGTGATAGGCTCATCTGTAAAGCGTATCCTATCCGTACTGCCTATTTCGTATTCCATTCCGCATTTTATCTATACTATGTAATCAATGCCAGAAACGGATTTAAATGTACCATATATCATAGTGTCTTTATATTAGGTGAAGATTTCTAAAAGTTTCTAAGTGCTACATACAAATCAGAGCCTTTAATCCTTACTGTACCAGTCATAGCTTCATTCCCAGAATTATAGCCACCGCTACCACTAAGCAGATTAAACAGATGTTTCTACTATGTGCCATTAAGCACCATTTCCCCCTTATTTAGCCTACATAAAGTGTTATCCCCAATGGTAGTGCTACCACCAACTATACCACCATCCGCAAAGCAACTAAACACCATAGCAAATCCCGCTACCACTGCTGCTATACCTGCTGCTATGGCTGCTATGTTGGCTGGGAATGGTAATGAAGCACCAGAAGAAGTAGCACTTGCTATAGCACTGGCTTCTTTCACACCTAGCTTACCCATTTCAGAAGTATTTTCCGCCACATCATTAGCTATCTTTACTTCTGTGTTTGCGGTTTCTGTGGCAGTCTTTGTACTATCCATAGCCATTTCTGCACTATCGGCTGCTATCTTCTTAGCACTGGAAGCTGCACTAATATCTGCAAATAATTCTATTACTTCCATTATGCTTTCATAAGCACCTATCATATTCTGGATAGTACCTACCACTGCTTCTATTCCGCCAGTGATTTGTTCAAAGGTACTCATATCTTCCCAGTTATCGGAAAGACTGCTCCAAGTGCTTTCTACATTCTGGATAGAGCTGTTAAGATTACCCAGATTATCCACAGTACCCTTTATGCCATCATATACACTATCATTGAAGTTAGCATTAGCCTATAACTATAGCGCATTATCAGAAGCCTTCTTATAGGAATCGGATAAAGCATCTACCTTTTCCTTAGCATCTTCATATACGGATGCTAACTACTTTTCATTGGTAGTAAGTGTACCACCTAGCTTCACTTTCTCCTATATGGCTTGATATTGCTTTTTATAAGCCTTTACCAGTGATTCCTAAAAGGTTAATTCTTCCTTTATGTTATCTGCATCATTGGAAGCCTTTTCTGCTTCACTTTGCCTTTCTAGGATAGGCTTTCTTCCAGATACCTTCTTACTATGTTCATCCAGTCTTTCAGATAGCCCTTCTATAGTGCTATCATCCACTACTGGCTTTATCTTTAATTCTATCTATCTTTTCTATTCAGTAAGGCTATCTATTTCCTTCTGTATTTCATTCCTGGTACTATCACTAACTGCTAACTTCAGTTCCCTTTGCTTCTTACTGATTGCATCATCCAAAGCCTGTAAACTACCTTCATCCGCTTTGGGCTTTAGGGATACTTCTATAGCTTCCTTCTGCTTCGTTAGTGTTTGTATCTGCTTTTGTATCTTCTGCCTTTCATCATCGGTAATAGCCAGTTTTAGCTTTGCCTATAGTTTGGAAATATCATCTTCTATCTTTCCTAAGCTACCTTCCTGATAGACTGGCTTAGATGCTTTGGTACTTTTCTTTCCCTCTTTGGATTTACCCTTAGATGGTGAAGTACCCTTAGATGGTTTAGGGCTTTCTGAAGATGTAGATTTGGTAGTAGTTTCTTTAGTAGTAGTTTCTACCTTCTGGTTTACCTTAATCCTACCATTTACTGTTTCATTAATAGCATCCTTTACATTCTTCTTATACTGTTCGGCAAACTCCTTAGTATTCTTCAGATTCTTTCCTATAGCATCCTTCCAAGCATTTACCGCACCGCTAAAATCACCTTCTAGTACCTTACTAATGATAACAAAGAAAGCCTTAATACTATTCATAGCGTTCTTAACTATAAGCACTATAGCATTAAACACATTCTTAAAGTTAAGTACCAAAGCCTGAAGGATACCACGAATGATAGCACTATTATTATAGAAGTCAGTAGCCCATTCACCTATAGCCTTGCAGTTATCATTAATGGTACTTACAAGCCCTGTAAGCCACTGGATTATACTTCTAAAGATGGATTGCCCACCACCTAAAGATAACATTAAGCCTTCCCAAGCAGAATTAAGCCCTGCTACATCACCTTCCAGATTATCCGCCATAGTATCAGACATTTCTTTGGCTGCACCATTACATTCCTATAAGGTAGTGATTAACTGTTTTCCAGATTCTGCACCATCTAATAAGGTATTGAAGGCTGCTACACTTCGTTTATCTGTCAGTTCCAATGCTTCGCCTAGATCTATTCCTCTACTTCTAAGTTCTTTTAAGGCATCCATTAATTCTGCACCCGATTTAACTGGCTTACCTAAAGCCTATGCCAGTTTTCCGTTTGCATCTGCTAGATTAAGGATAATGTTTCTTCCTGCGGTTGCTGCACTACTGGCATCAAATCCTGCATTAGCCAGTACACCAAGTAAGCCAGTAGTATCTTCTAAGGATAATCCAAAGGCATTAGCTACTGGTGCAATAGTACTCATAGCACTATTCAGATATTCAAAGGATAAAGCAGATGCAGAGCAACCTTTAGAAAGTACATCCGCCACCCTCTATGTTTCACTTGCATCCAGTCCAAACATCCTTAAAGTGGCACCTGCTAAACTGGCTGCACTACTTAAATCCGTACCTACTGCGGTTGCAAAATTCTATATGTGTTCTGTCATCTTCTGGATTTGGGTAGGATCAAATCCCAGTTTAGCCAGTTCTATCTATAGCCCTGCTATCTGGCTAGCACTATACATAGTCTTAGCACCCAATTCCAAAGCCTAATCTGTAAGCCCACTTAATTCACTTGCAGATTTGCCAGTAACCGCCTATAGTACTGATTGGGATTTATTAAATTCCATAGTGGTAGTAACACCTTGCTTCAGTGCATTAACCGCCATCTATGCCCCTGCTACTATGCTACCTACACCAGTAGCCATAGCTGCACCCTACATAGCAAACCCCTTGAAGTTGAAGCCACCGCCTTTAGTGGCATCCTATGTAGTCTTTATTTCATTCCTTACTTGTCCTAGTTGTGCCTATAGTTGTTTAAGCTATGCCTAAGCTGTCTTACAAGAAGCGGAAAGTGATTTACCAAAGTCACTTCTTTTGGCTTCATCAGTTAGGTTAGCCCACTGTATTTTCAATTCCTTAATTTGGCTAGATAATGCCTTTTCCTATTGCTTAGTAGTCATTGTACCAGAAGATACCTTTTCCAGTGCCTTAACTACTCTTTGGTAGGAAGCTACTTGTGATTCTGATACCGTCTTAATCTGGCTACCGCTATTCTTTACTTCTTTACTATATTTTTCTAGTACGGATTTGGCTTCATTAATAGATTTAACTAAACCAGATGTATCCGCACCAATCACCGCCATCAATTTAGCCATTATTGTTCTATTGCGTTTTTAATGTAATTATTCAATGTTGTATCTGCACTATCCATAGCCTTTTCTATAGTGTCATTAGCTTTTATATACCCCTTCTGGAATGGCTTTGATAGTGCCTTACTTTTCATCTTATTCTGCTTTCTGTACTATGTACCACCGACAAAAAACCTAGTCTTATAAGAATGATTGTTACTTCTATTTCCTAGTGAATGTATCTTTATCTGGGAAGTCTGTAGCTTACCTACCATAATGCCACTAGCCAAATCCCTATAGCTATGCCCTGAAGAATGGGTTTTATAGATACTGCTACTATTTATAAAAATCTGTCTGGCTTCATCCCTTATTTTGAAAGCTGAAGCCACTACTGCCTTATCTATATTCCTAAGCATTTCAGAAGATGCTTTTTCTATATCGTATGTATCAAATATTAAGCGTGTCCTTCCCATTTCCTAGATAGTTCTTTTAGTCTGTTTATATCATCATTGCTAATATCCACTTGTGGCTCGTGCTTTATTTCTTCCCACTTGAAGCTACATATATCCTTAAAGGTTAGTTTCTTCTTACTATTCACCTGTGCCATCACATAGGCTATCAGTCGGCTAGATTCCCACAAGTTTCTATCCAAGCTAGGTATATTATCTACTATATCATATAGTTCCCAGTCGGTACATACATCCATAAAGTAATGAATATCCATTACCCTAAACTGGAAAACCAGAAGGTTAAACAGATAGTGGTATATACACTTTGGGGCTTCACTACTATCCTAATTGTCAGTGGTTAATCTTTTTTTAGCTTGTTACTGGTTGCTACTACATTCTATAGCCATCCCCCAAATTCATTCAGTACATCTGGGTTTTCATCTAACCAATCTATGAAATCTTCCATCTGTAAACTGTAATCCATTGAGGAAGAAACCGCCACACAATAGAAGAAAGTTATTACATCTGTCAAACTGGATGGTGTTAATGTACCACCAGTGATATTTTCGTACATCATCATAGCCCTAAGTGAATACTTTAGGGTTATAGTCTTTCCTTTTATTTGTATATCCATAATAGTTATCCTTTAAAAGAACAAAGGGAATACTGGCACATATCCAGTACCCCCCTTCGTTTATTATTAGTTTTGACCCAAACCACCACCAGTGTTACCACCAGTGTTACTACCGCTATTAGTGCTATTAGAAGTGTTACCCACTTTATTCAATGTACCAGTACCAGTAAGTGTAATTGAATAAGTGGCATTTTCTCCGTTGTTTGCATTAGCCACTAAAGATGTTATAATCACCTTACCTTCATAGTAGCTATTTCTAGCAGTCCAATATTCTAAATCTCCATCTGCTACAGTCTAAGTGCCAGTATCTACTTTCAAACCGAATCTTACGGTAATAGGTGTACCCGAAACCATAGTATCAAACATAGCACTATATCCTTCTGTAGTGAAAAGATTTTCAGAAGTGATTTCCCAACTATATTTAGCTACTTCGTTACCACCCCAGATACCGTGATCTTTTGAAGAAATATCTGAAGTTTCCGCTGTTATGGTTAAGGTATGGTTAGTGGCATAGGCATAGCTATGACCACTATTATCAAAAAGCATAAGGTCTTTACCCTTAATTATGTTATTTGCCATAGTATAATATTATTGTTTTTGTTTAATGATTCTTACCAGATAGATAGTATTTCCAGTGCCATTACCTTTGTTTAAGGTGTAGGTGGTACTAGGTCTTAAACTATCTATTGTAATTATTCCATCTACTGAATCTGGTGAAGTTGTATCTGTATATCCATCATTGATGTTAATGGAATAAGCACCTACTAAATTATCTTTTGCCACATATACTATCATTTTCATATCTTGTGTATCTGAAGGGGTGTTAAATGTGATAGCACCGCTTCCAGATTGAAGTTTCACACCATAATGGAAATCTTTACTGGCTATATTAACTACCACATTGGATTTAACTGCACCGCTAACGGTAAAGTATCTATCCGTATAGTCTGAAATACTACCACTTAATAGTTTAAATTCATTAAGTATCTGTGTTAAGCAGTCCTATAGTTTTCCCACTCCAGTAAAGGTAATACTGATAGTACTATTTTCCCCATTTGTGGCATTAGCAGTAAGTGAAGTTATAATGGCTTTTCCTTTGTAGTAGTTATACCCTTTAGTCCAGTATGGGTATGTACCATCTACTACAGTACCTATGGTATCATCTTCTGCCTTTACCCCAAACATCACTGTTACTGGCTATCCCAGTATCATTGAATCAAATAGGCTTCCATAGTCGGATTCAGTATAAAGGTTTTCAGATGTGATTTCCCAAGTGTACTTACTTACTATGGTACTATTCCACTTTCCGTTATCCTTCGTACTCGTTTCCAGTGTATCCGCCGACAAAGTGAAAGTGTGGTTTGTGGCATAGGCAAAACTGATACCATCACTATTGAAAAGCATTAAATCTTTTCCCTTGATTATTCTGTTTGCCATATCATTTATTTATAGTAAAACTAAATTGTATCTTCTGCACAAAGGCATTATTAGTATATTCTTCTGAAGATAGCACTATCCTAGCATCTGATATTTCCATACCATCATAGGTAACATTTTGTACTTCCAGAAGTTTCCTTATCTAGCTAGCTATTTCTATACCCTTATAATAAGTATCAGTAACCACATTTATTTCCACTATCACCTAATCTTCATAGTAACCATCCTTACAACCATTACTAACCAGATTTTCCCTTTTGTAAACTATGAAAGGGAATTTGGCATCATTATCCGCTATCAATGGGTACACATCTACATTAGTACCCCTTAGTACGGAATAAATGTACTTACCTATGTTTAGTGTATCAATCATTTACTAATTCCGTTTTTATTGTTATCTGTTGCTACTGCTTATCTGGTTCTATATCTAAGATTCTATACTGTTTGCCGTTCCAAAGAATCCTATAGTATTCCTACACTTGCACATAGTACCTTATCTGGAATGTCTTTGTATAGCCATAGAAGATTTCATCATTTTCTATAGTACGATTTCCGCCAGTGTGTACCAATCTGGCTTTAGTGGAATACACACTATTCCATTCAGTTGTTTCTTCTCCGAAATCATTTGTACTTACCTATGGTGCAAGTATTTCTATTTCCTCTGTAAGTAATCCAGCCCTCATAGCTTATGGTAAGTAATAGTGTTTGTATAATCCCAGAAGGTAATCTAATGTGTATGGTACTTTGATTACAGTACTGTAAGCGGTCGGTTCTCTATTGGCATATAGATTACCCACAACTAGAAGGATGGAATGAATGATAGCGGATGGTAACTAACCATCCACTACCAAATCATCCAAAGCTATGTCTAGATGCTTAGATACTGCATCTTCGGCTACTGTTATCAAATCCGTAATATAGGCATCATCACCAGTATAGGTATCATCTATATTCAGGTGTTTCTTTGCTTTCTCTAATGTAGTAAACATAGCTTCAATCCATTAATAACAGTATTAATCTTCTATGGTTTTTGCTACAAATGCTTCAGCTCGTCTAGGCTTTGCATCAAAGTAAGCATTAACCACTAATCTTACCTTACCATTGGTAGCTTGTGAATAAGGGTCTATGGTTAAATCAATGCTTCCCCATTGTCCGATAACGTAATCTTCAAAGTTACCTACTACAATACCTTTGCAAGCAGAAGTACTAAGTACTGGGATACCATCTACTTCACCATTTTCCATTACGAATAAGCCACTACCAGCATCCTTTGAAGTTGTTTTAAGTTTAGCCTTGATAGCAGGTGAAACAATGTACTTAATATCACCGCTAACATTAGCTTCCTCTAAAGTCTGGATAAGTCCTACCATAGTGGTATAAGATGTATCTGCTATAGTTTCTGCACCATTGAAGATACCTTCTGGTTGTGTAGTGCTACCAGCAGCATCACCTAAGATGGTTGCTTCCAGTTTGTTTGAAATAGCCTTAACTATATCATTTCTTAAAAGTGCTTCAGCGGATACAGAATCTTGTAAAAGGAATTGCTTAGAAACATCTAAGTATGCAGTGATACGCTTAGGTTCTAAGTTTACTTCACTGAATGTACCAGCACCATCTGAAGCAGCACTGATTTCACCAGCCCATCCTACATTACTTCCACTATAGGCAGGGATAGATACATTACCTACTAAGCCAGTCATATAGTTAGCACCAGCCTTAACCATCACCAGGTTAGCTCTAAGTGGTTCTAAGATATTCAATTTATCTTCTGCTACTGCTTCCTAGCCAGCAGTGGCTATGGTTGCTTGTACTGTGCTTCTTTCCTCTACTGGAAGTACAATCTGACCACTATAAGATAAGCCAGCTTTACGCATTTCTGCAATACCGTTATTTACTATTTCTTGGCTACGCTCGTCTAATTGGCGGTTGTTGGCTATGTCACTGATAGCCTTTAAAAGTGAAAACTTCTCCATATTAGTTTCTTTGTTTAGTTTCTCGTTTAATTGTCTAATCTCATTATCTACTTCATCCATTTCTTTCTTCAGGGTATCTAACTTACTTGTTTCATCTGCATCCAGTTTCCTAAGTTCTTTTTCAGCATTGGATATAATGGCTTCCGCTTGAATCTTCAACTGGTTACGCTTGTCTATTAACTCTACGCTATTCATTTTTCTAATCCTTCCCTTAGTTGTTTGTAGTATTCTTCCATATCTCGTTTTTCTTTGGCTTTGGCTTCATCTAAGCCCCTAGTATCTACACTAACTGTAGTGGCATCATAAGCAGCCCTATACACAGGTGACACATCAAACATCTTTTCTATAGCGTTTATAGTTCTTAGATAGCTTCCATCATTACGCTTAGTCCATTTATCTTCGCCTACCTTGAAGGCAAAACTGGAAGCGGATATATCACCCCTTTTCAAACCTTCCAGTAGTTCATCACCCAAACTGGTATTTGGTGCTTCAAAGCTATATTTAAGCCCTTTTTCATCTATTTCTAAAGTAAGGCTACCAGTACCCATATTGCTTCTAGCTAGTATTCCCTTATCTTCATTATGGTTAAGCAAACACAGTATATCCGATTTGCTTATTACACCTTCTAAGGCACTAGGTTCTATCACTTCAGTAAAGCCACCTAAATCCCTAGATTCACAATTAAACACTACAGCATAGCCTTCTACCTTTCGGGAATCTGGCTAAGTGGTAATGTTTTCTTCATACATTCTTCTTTCTTTCATTATATTACAATTTATTGTTTAACATCATCATTCTGGATTCTGTTATCAGATGGTGTATTTTGGGAAGCCTTATTTACTTCCATCAGATTCACCTATACAAAGTGGGAATCACCACCTTCTATGTATGGTAGATCTATTTCCTTTCTAATCTCATTGCAGCTTACCACACCAATATTAAAAAGGGTACTGTAGTAAGTGGCTAAGGATTGCTTATCAGCCCTAAGAAGTCTGGATGTATCAAAGCGTACATCTATAGTATCCTTTTCAGATGGTTTGTATAGCTTCCTTTCAAACTCCAGTTCCAACTTCTCCAGTAAAGGTGAAAGGGTATCTGTGAGGAAAGAAAGGTTAGTGGCTTCTACAGTACTATAAGAAGATTTGGATAAATCAAATGCCTTCACTGGGGATACCCCAAAAAATCTGCAAATGTCTATTACATTAAACTATCTGGTTTCTAACAGTTGTGCATCTGAAGGATTAACCGTGATAGGTTTAAATTCCATATTGCCTTCCAATACTGCTACACCATTCGGCTAGCCAGTAGAAGGGCTAAAAGCAGTTTGCCAACTGGATTTAAGGTCTTGCTTCTGCTTACTTGTTAAGGTGCTTTGCACCGTCAGGATACCAGCCAGATTAGCACCGCCTTTGAAGAATCCGCTAGCGTGTGCTTCTGCATCGGCAGATAGCCCTAAAGTATTCTTAGCGTGTGATAAGGTACTGATTCCAGTAATACCATCATAACTGAAGTTAAGTATATGTATCATATTGCAGGCTTCAATCACATTACTTATACCAGTAACGCTATAAGCCACATTATCCCCCAGTGTTTTAGGGGTAATGATTGTAACTAGTTCGGATGGTATGTAGTGTAAAGCAGTAGCATTACCTTCATTATCTCTTTCTATGTAGGCAAATCCGTTACCTTTAAGAAGTGTACTTACTACCAGTGTCTTTATAAAAGTAAATCTGGTCATTCTTTGGTTAGGTTCGCTATTCAGAAGCCTATAGGTAGGATGGGAAGTAAACTTTACTTTGTACCCATTACTATCTAATCTATAAGGTTCTAAAGGTAGCTATGCCACTGAATCAGATATTACTTCCACACATCTATACACAGTACTTAGTAACATTGCCTTACTGGTAGAATAGGAAGCCCCACTATTATACATCAAATAATCAAAGGTACTGCTTCTTTCTTCTACGGTTTCTTGTTTCTTCTTTCTAAACCAATTCATATTATTTCTTAAATCTCTACGTTTTGTTTCTCCCTTTGGAAATTTATTTGTATATTTGCACATCTAAATTATTAAATGATATGGTACATTACAGATTTGTTTTCAAAGGCTATTTAAATAGAACCATTAAGTTTGATGGGACAAGCTCTGATAGGCATTTTCAAGAAAAGGCAGATGGTTATTTGTATATCAATGGTGAAAGGATTACAAATAAGAAAGATGCAATTCGTACTATTTACTATAATAGTGACGATGGCAATCTTAGCTTACACGGAGAGGCTTGGGTAGATTGCACATTTGCCATAGATTCTGAAGGAAATGTTATCTGTGAATCCTCTAGGCATTCAGGTAGCAGGTTTAACCATTTTATGGATTGGATTTCTGGTTCTTTATAATTACAAATCTGTATATTTTTTTATATGGAAGTAATAGGTAAGATAATAGTTATTGCCATAGTATTAGTAGTTGGCTATGCTTTACTTCACGAATATCTTTCTAAAGAAGATGTGCGACCAATGTATCACCTATATATAGGTGGTGCTATAGTGCTAGGTATCATAGCCTATTTGGTTAATGGATGTGGCGGTTAAATTGTCAGAATCTCATTAGTGAAGTGGGGTGTATCTAAGTACATCCCTAATGCCTAAATCATACTGATAGCCCCATCTATCTTCTTTGCCTTAATGGATTTGTTTGGCTTCACATTTCCATTATGGTCGGATTTCAGTGTTACGTTCTTAAAGCACCATCTAGTAATTTCGTTGTTATCTACTACTGCTTTACCAGATAGTAGTAACCTTTCCATTTCTCTAGTAGGCTTATTGAAGTTTCCTAGTGTCTGGGGGTATTCCTCTAAGGGTAATCCCAAATCTGTAGCACTGATAGCCCACTAAGTACTATTGTATTTGTCATAGCCTACCTTTTGGATGCTTACTATTTCGTTGTAGTGCATCATATCATTTGTAATGTAATCATAATCCGTAACATTACCTTCAGTAATCTTTAGAAGCCCCATCTGCTTCCAGTACTTGTATAGTTCCCTATCTGGCTTTTCCCTTAAAGCGGATTCTGGTAAGTAGTAATCAGTTCTGAAGAAATATGTACCATCATCCACTATAAGATAGCTAACAGCGGTTAAATCTGAAGTAGCAGCCAAATCCACACCAATATAACAAGGCTTATCCCTAAACCTTTCAAAATCTAAATCTTTACTGGCTTTTACTATGTAGGATTCAGGTAGCCATACTTCAGAAGTATCACACCAAAGATTAAGTGTTTTGGTTTTCACACCAACTTCTTCAGATGGATTATTTATGGCACTTTGTACCTATTCCCTTATATACTTTCGGGTTACAGTAATATCCAGATTTGGCGCACACTTTACCCAGTTGGCTTCCTTAGTCCAATCATCATCCGTATCTAAGCAGTAGATAGCAATAAACATACTATCATCTGCTTTCAGTCCATTAAGAATATCTATAGCAGTACTTCTAAGTTTGTAGCAGGGTAATGTTTTATCAAAGCCAGCAGTAGTGATAGTACACAGATGGGGGTTTGTTCTCATACCCATAGATGATTTGATTACATCCCTTACTTTACTGTTCTTTGCACTGTGGTATTCATCGATCAGTCCAAAGGAAGCATTAAAGCCATCCAACTTGCTATCATCAGCGGCAAATACCCTTAGCTTGCTATTATTCATATCTAGTAAGATGGAATCCCTATAAGCCTTCAGATACTTTGCTTTAGGGTCTAACTACTTTGTAAAGGTACTACAGAAAGAAAAGGCTATCTTAGCCTAATCCTTACTATTAGCAGCCAAATCTACTTCAGCACCATCTTCACCATCTGCTATCAGAAAGTATAAACACAAAGCAGCGGCTAAAGCAGTCTTTCCCTACTTTCTACTGATTTCAATATAGCTAGTACTGAATCTTCTGGTATCAGTACCTTTCCAGTACCATCCCACAATATTAGCCACTATGAAAGCCTACCAATCTTCCAGTACAAAGTTCTTACCAGATGATTTGCCAGTGAAATGTTTAAGGGTACTTATGAAATCTATAGCACCATCTACCACATCTTCCCTAAATTCCAAATCATCCCTTTCTAAGTCATTCTGGAATCTCTAGATAGCCAGTTTTATGTTTTCGCCTACTACTATATTCCCATTGCTTACATCATCTGCATATCTATAGTAAGGTTTCATAAGTCAAAAACGTATTTTATCTGGAATCCGTCAGCTTTCCTAATGTTAGGGTACTACTACTGAAGGAAAGCCCACTTTCTAGTTCCGTGCCTATGCCACATAGTTATAGGGTGTACCCTTTCCCCAGATTCCAGTATATAGAAATCTGATTTAATCTTATCTATCTGTTTGTAGTTTGCAGCTTTGTAGATAGTGCCTTCATTGCCTACATCACTACTGTTATCAGCATAACTAATAAGGTGCTTTATTTCTGGATGTACCTTCCTTAGATAATGGTGAAGTAGTGATAGTGTTATAGTTTCGCTAAACTTAGGCATTTCATCTGATAGCCACATCCTATCAAATTCCCTAGTTTCATCTGGATTATAGATACCTTTCTTTCTGGGATTAGTACCATATCCAATCTGCAAAGCCCCAGATACCTTCCCATAGTGGTAAACTAGAAAGCTAAGAAAGCTATTCTTTGTTACCTTATGGCTATAGTGATTCTGGATGATTATAGGGTCGGCTTCCTTCTTATTACAAACCACTATTCTTATTCCTTTATCTGGGGCTTCGTATCCTATGATATTCCCATCATCATCCAGAATGGGATTCTTCTTAATTTTTGCCATCAGGTATGAAAGATAAGATATGTGCTATTACATCCACAGTCCATCCATCACCTAACACATCAGCAGCCTAATTCCTAGTAAGGCACTTAGTGTATCCTTCTGGTACTGTCTGGCATCTTTCCATTTCCGCCTAATTCATATAGCGTACACCATCAAATACATCTGTTTCATCTACTGGAATATCCACAGCGGCTAAACCTTTGTAATGGGTGTTATAGTAGTCGCAACAGTCCAGATAGTGCTACCTATCTTTAAAGATAAGAGTAGTGAATCCAGATGAATAGAAACGGTGAAACATCTTAACTGGGGTAGTGTTTGGTCGGCTATCTATCACCGCTAAACATCTGGCTTTCTACCTTTCAGTATAGCCATCATCCAGTATGCTTTGAAATGGTACATCTTTCTTCTTTGGTGGTACTACATCTGGTATATTAGTCCAGTAGTAGCGTTTCCGCATAGCAGGAGCCACCAAAGCGGAATCTATCATTATGGGCTATACACCCATACATTCAGTAATAATATCCCTATCTGCATCCTTCATACTTCTTACATTCTCCATAAGGAAGTACTCTGGCTTCACTTCCTAAAGGATTCTGTAGCAGTCGAAGAATAAACCAGATTTTTCCAGATTCTCAAAGCCTATTCTGTGTTCTGTGGGGATAGCTACACTGAATGTCTAACAGGGGCTTCCAAACATCACCAGGTCTATCTTACCTACAGTGAAATCCCCCTTTTCAGTATGCAGTACACCATCTTCATAGCGTACCTTTCTAACATCCCCAATCTGGATAGTATCTGGGTAGTTATCCATAGTTACCTTAATGGCTATATCTTTGATTTCGGAAGCATAGTATTCTTCTACTGGGATTCCGCTTCTTTCCAGTGCTATCCTTCCACAGCTCATACCATCACACAAACTTAGTACCTTCATTTCTTCTTACTCTTTATAAAGGTTTCCAGTGGGGAATCATCATCTTCTTTGCTATTCAGCTTTGGCAGTTTGCATCTGGCTTTAGCGGTTAAGCCAAATTCAGCCATTACTTTCATTGCGGAAGTCTAAGCATCCCTAGCTATCTTTACAGCAGGGTGTTCAGATACATTACCCCTATCAGAAGTAACGGTTAAGCCTTCATCTTCTATTATCTTATTGGCTTTGATGAATGTACTGTAGTTATAAGCCAACATCTTTATAGCGGCATCATCTACATCTTCTATGATACCCTTTTCTTCTAACATCTGTAGCACTTCCTAAACGTATTCCAGTGCTTCAGGTTCCAGTTTTTCAGATAATACAATCTTTTTCATTTCTAATATCATTTTTGTTATTAATGGATTTCTTTTTATACCCTTATACAAAGTTTTGTTTAACATCTGGATAGGCACTATTTTTTATTTTGATTTTCGGATAATTAGTGATATAATTGTACTATAAATAGAAGCAATATGAAAGACACAAAGAAATCAAAAATAGTAGGCTTCAGGCCTACTCCCAGATAGTACTTTGAAATGGAAAATATCTGTAGTGAATTGTAGATAAAGAAATCCACGCTTATCAGATTCCTATTAGATGATTTTATAGAGAAATACGAAAAATCAAAGGGCTATGAATAACTGGGATAAGTATAAGCGGATGTAGTGCAATATCCAGAAGGCTTCCTATAATCCAGATGTTAATACTTTGATGGATTAGCACTACCAGTAGCTTTACTAGGCATTAGTAACCAGTAAAGCAGATGAAGATATATTTAATGATACTTACTTAAAGATAACGTACAAACACAATCCAGATAAGGATTTTGTGGAATAGTTCAAATGGCTATTCAATCAGCTTAAAGGGGCTTACTATAGGGATGATAGGGCTAACCACTTCTACCAGATAGCAGAAGATAGGCTTAACATTCCAGATTTCATCCCAGACGATAAGCCAGTAGTAGATACATCCATAGTAGAAAAGTTAAAGGCTACTATTAATTGTTGGAGCATTCAGATAAAACCACACAAATAATTACAAAAATGATTCCAGCAACAACAAAACAGCCTATTATATTATCAGATGATTCATTATCCATCTTTTCCCCTCTGGCTTTATCAATAGCCCAAACTACCAGACAACCTATAACTATAAATAGGATGATACCGAATTGTGAACCTAAAAATTCCATATTATATATATTGGTTTATTGAAATCGGTTGCAAAATTACTTAAAAATATCAAGAAATAAGGGGCTTAAAGATAGTTTAACGCATATTCCCCCATAGTGTAACGATAGCACAAAGGATTCTAGCCCCTTTGGTTTCCGTTTGAATCGGAATGGGGGTACTAACACTAATGATGATGGAAGAATACTTAATAAAGCAAAGTAATAACTTATTGGCACAAGTAGAAGTACTACTGAAGCAGATGGAAAAATACAAAGATTCTGGATGGGTACTGGCTTTCTGTGATTCCCTTAATAAGCTAAGTGTAACGTATTGATCTATGCCGTACCTTCAGAAGCCTAAGAAGAATCCCCCTAGAAGAATCAAAAGGGAAGATAGATAGAAGATATACCAAAGTACCGAATGGTAGAAGTTGAGGAAAGCCAAACTATAGCAGCAGCCACTTTGTGAAATCTGCCTATCTGAAGGTAGGATTACCCCAGCAGAAGATATACACCATAAAGATAGCTTCCTTAACTATGAAGGGATGGATAGGTACTGGAAGGCTTTTGATTTCAGTAACCTTCTATCTGTATGCAAATAGTGTCACGGAAAACTACACAGTTAGGGTACTACTAATGGCTAAAACAGTACCCTATCTGGAAAGGGTGCTAATAGTACTTCTGGCAGTTCTACTACATCTGCTTCCAGATGTAGTACTACCACCGCCAGATAGCTTTTTGAAGCGAAAACGGTCGCTCCGTGCGTTATTTTCAGTTTTTGAAAATTTCATTTTGATTTCTCGGAAAATGGTGATATAATAGTATCAGATTCAGCGAGGGATTCGGGATGATTCCGATTTGGCCGAAAGTGCCGATTTTGGCAGATCTCTTACTACCAGGTCGGACACTTCCAGAAATTGAAGGGCTAAGAAGCCCTTTCTTTTCTCGTTTCATTGTCTGATTTAATTGGAAGCATAAAATAAGCCCTTTAGGGGTGCTTCCTTTCATTAAATGGGCTATGTTAAAAAATGGGTACTTATCCATACATTACTAATTTTCATAGTATGGATATGTACCCAAAATTTAACATCGGCCTAAATCGGCCTATAGATACGCTAATTTCAGATTCAGATAAGCACACAGACAAAATTAACTCTTTTAGGATGGGATATGATTATTTACAAACCAACAAACAAAGTATTTCAAAACAGACTAGAAGCCAGATTATACTTTGGCTCAGGGCTATTCAATAGATTAGTAAAGCACACTTCAGTTTTTCTTTTCATTA